TGCTCTGTATCATCATCTCCTTCATCATTATTATATAAAGCTCCAAACATTAAGCCTTTTATCGGTGCAATTACAACTTCTCCGCCATAATATTTAACCGCTTCCATTCCTATCCATAACATTACTAAAATTGTTGCTGCTATCTGTATCATTTTTCTAATCGTATTAAATTAATTTTTCTATATATTTCGTTTACTCGTTCAGAATTTAAACCTCTTTTATGATTAAAATTCATAATTCTTAATATTCTCTGCCAATTTGTAAATTTTTTTTTCATAAGTTTATTTGTATTTTTTGCGTTGGACAACTCATTTTGTGGCATCCATTGTATTGATTACATTTACTGCAATATTCCCAATAGTGATCACATTTACCATCTTTTAACGGAAACTCACTAAACCAAGATTGTCTCCATTCTGAAACTGTTGCTAAATATCTATAGCAGCTTTCTTTTTTAGGACAATCTGTTCCTTGACATTTTGTTATATCTGCCATTACATTTCTTTATTAAATTCGTTTCTTAAAATACTATCAATTTTATTAGTAATATTATGAAAATACGTGCTTCTTTGAATTGGTGCAGTATCTGCTAATACATCATTTAACTCCTCGCAAAATCCAATCAAGTCGGATTGGTATTTTATCATTCTTTCGGTAGTAGGTTTTAACCTATCCAAACTCTCTAACAATAAACTGCATAAGCAATAGAGCTTGTGCATCTCCTGGTTTTTACTTTTTGGATTCATAAGTCTTTAATAGTTTTATTTTATCAAATTTATCTTTTATAACTAAATATCCAAGTGCTTCATAAAGTTTTAAATATCTGTAAACTGTTCTAATATTTACATCTAAATACCTGGAGATTGTATGCATATTTCTTGGTTTATTTTGCAGAAATTCCATCATTTTAATGCATCTATACATTTTGTGCTGATTCATCATAATTTTTCTATTTCTTTTTTAACTGATACCCAATATACATTGAATGGATTTATTACTTCTACTTTTTTCATTGCTATTATTATTTCATCAACTGCTATTAATGCACAATTCTTAGCTCTTTTTATACAATCTTCTTGTCCTAATTTCCATCTAACTTCCGGATAAAATTTAAGTACTAATTCTCTTGCTTTATCTTTTGGGTTCATCGTTGCAAGTTATTAGTTATCTTCTCAATATACGCTTCTTTAATTGCAATAGCTTGGTCTAATCGCTCTTTTATCAAATCAATCATAACCTCATCTCTTGGCACTTCAATTGTATGATGGAACTCCTCGCCATCAATAACACAATAGTTAAAGAAATAGGCTTTAGATGAATTACTACATAACATTTGGAACTGCATTTGTGCAATGTATTCCGGATCAATCTTTTCATCAGCTACAATTTTAAAAAACTTAACCGGTCTCGGACATTTAATCTCTAGGATTGCATCTTTACCAACTACACCATCAGGAGAAGCTCCAGCGTGATTTCCATAAGGGAACATAAACGCTTCAGATGCATCCGGATGTTGCTCTTGAAATTTAGCAAATGCATAAGGTTCTAAATCTACACCTCTCTGCATATCTGGTCCTCTATATGATTCCTCTAACTGACCATATAACTGCTCAATTGCCTTCTCTATTGCATAAGTTTCACCTGTTTGACCTAATCCCCTTGCTCCTAAAAGTTTGTGGATTGTAGATGCCGTAAATTTACCGTGTCTTGCTTTGAACCATTCGTCTGACCTTTGGTCGTATGGTAGTGATTCTATTACTTTTGTTCTATTGCTCATTTGTTAATTTTTTCGTATGCGTTACACATTTTTTCATTATCGTAGTAGTAAATGGATTGTACTGTTTTTCTCATCCATTTGTCAAATCGTTTTATCTCTTTCATTATAAATATTTTTCAAGGATTATTTCTTTGTCTAATTGATCTTGATTTGATAATGAACCAAAGGTAATTAAATTGGATTCAATTTTAGCTAATTGCTTTAATTCATTTATAGCTATATCTAATCTTCTTTGTTGGCTATTTAATATTAGCTCTAAAGATTCTATCTGTTGTAAGATTATTTCGTCCATATAGATATATTATTTAGATTAGACATAGTTTGATCGTAATTCAATACTTCTCTAATTTCTTGAGCATATGCATCTGACTCATTCCAATCTTTTACTAATGATTCAGAAATGTACTCTAATTGTTTACGCACATAAAGATTGTCCGTTGTTTCTAAAATGTAAATACACATTTCTAATTTCGCTAAAATTTCTTGTTTGTCCATTTTTTTAATGTTTTAAATTATTTATAGGACAAATCTAAAAGTAATAAATGAAATAAAAAAAATATTATGAAAACTTTAACATTTTAGCTTCTTCAATATCTAAATAACAAACCTCCTTTTCAACCCTATCATAAGATCCAAAGTTAGTAGTAGCGGGATTTTTAGAATTAAATTCCCAAATAGGATTTATTTTAAGAAGATTAAATATAAATATTCCTTTTGGAGTTGAATTAATATAAAGTGGAATATCATTGTGCTTTGCAGATTCCAAGATCATTGCATCAAATTTTTTCTTTTCAAGTAAAAGAGTTGGATAATGAACCTTCCGGCACTTCAATTCAATCCGGTATTTTTTAGATGGAGAATAACAATCCCATCTTGACATTTGATTTTTTGCTTTTAATAAATCAGGGAATAGTTGGTCCTTTAATATCTTGAATAATTGTTCTTCTATCATAAGCCAAATGTATAGTAAATCCAAATACAAAATAACATATTTATTAACAATAGGATTTTTCCTACTATTCCTTTATACTCTTTTATATATATTACTTTTTTTAAAAAAAATTTAGTAAAAAGGGTATACCCCTATTTTTAAAGTATGTTTTTTAGGGGGGGGTATAGAAAACACAAATATTTATAAATTAAATATAATCCAATTGGAATTAATAACCAAAGAAATGGATTAGAAGTTCTCTCTATATCTTTAACTTTTCTGTTTTGAGTTACTTTTGTCTCTTGTGTTTTTAACTCGTTTTTAGCCACTTTTATATTTTGGACTTGTATAGTGTTATCTTTTGTCTTTTTGTAGCTTAAAACAACGTTTCTATACGTTTTACCATCAATAACAATATCCTTGCAAGTATCTAATGGAGTAATAGTAAACTCATCAGTTGTAATGTCGTTTTTAGTTTCAATTTTTATGTCCTCTTTCGTCACTATTTTAGTGGAAATTTGGGACAAGGAATCCTTTTTAACTTCATCTATAATTACCTTACGAGTACCACAAGATGATAACATTGTAATTACAGTTGATGCTACTACAACATAAACCCAAAACATTACCCAATTTTTCATTTGTATTCGTTTTTAGCGTCAAAACTCGGACAAGCCTTTTTAACTCCTTTAAAATCTTTATGTCCTTGAACAATAGCGTTAGGAAATTGTTTTTTAGCAGCGTTTACTAAATATAATAGACTTTCTTTTTGTTTTAATGTTCTTGTGTCTTTTGGATTACCTGCTGCATCTATTCCACCTATATAACTAAAATGGATTGATTCTGAATTATATCCCTTTACACCATTTGTAGGTTGTTCATATTTTGCTAATTCGTGAATAATACCATTCGCATCTATTAACCTATGATACCCAACAGATGTCCACTTTAAAGTATTTTTCCAATAATTTAAAATAGATTCTTTTTTAACATTCGGTTGTGTAGCAGTGCAATGAATTACTATAAAATTAATATTTCTCATTTTGATAATATTTTTACGATTGTTCCAACTAATCCAGCAGTTAATAAACCTGCAATAAATTTTAATTGACCAATATAAACAGACTTTTTAGCCATATCTAATTCGATAAATTCTAACTTTTCTTTTAAATCAGCTATATCGTGTTTAATGTAATCAATATCAGAAATAACACCTTTATTTCCATTTACTTTTGAACCAACTAAAGCACTGGAGATATATTGTAAATCCTCTTTAATTAATCGAAGGTGTTGTTCCATTCTATCTAATCTTTCTTTTTCTTCCGTTGTCATTCTAATTCTTTAATTTTGCAACTATATCCGTAAATCCTTGTATGCTTACATAAGCAGTAGCTATTACAACCCAATCTTGTGAAGTTAAATCTCCAGCAAATAATCCACAACAGGCTATTACAAAAACCATTAGCTTACGTGAGATAATCTTATTTAATATTTTATCTATATTATTCATCCTAATATTTCTTCTAATCTGTCAGCTTGTAAATACCAAAATCCATCACCTTCTTGTATATCTGTCCATCTTAATGTTTCACCACAAGGTAATCCAAAATAAGCATTAACTGTGTCTAAAGCCACTTTAGCTTCTTCGTAAGTGTTGTATCTATATTCTACCATACTGAATAAAATGTGTTAATGTTATTTTCTATATCTGTTCTTGATGGAGAACCTACAAAGCACAGTATTTCTTTTATATGTCCATTCATAAAAACTAAAGGCAATCCATTTGCCCCAATTCTAATATGTCTATTTGTAACACTTAAAGATGGAGTTGTTATAACAGATGACTGTATTCCATTTGAATAAGCACTTGTCGTCAAATTTCCACATACTATCTCATATAACCTATCTACGTTTGCAGTAATACCAGTTATTGGAAAAGTATTACTTGTGTTATAAGATATATTAGTACCTTGTGGAAAAAATAACCTTGCATTTGTACTTAAGTAACCTTGCCCATAAATAGATGTATTTACTGTTGATGACAAAGAGTTACCTAATGCGTAACAAGACATATTATTATAGAAAGTAGATGTATCAGTTAAATCTAAAAATTGTGAACTTGTAGAAGTAAACCTAACCCCTACACTCCCATCCACTATTTCTAAATTACCAGCGTTTACTAATCTTGGTTGATTTCCTGCTGTTGCATTAGTTGGGTTTTTACCATTACCACTTTGGTCATACCAAGTTACTACAAAAATACTTTGATTTGCAGTAATTCCATCAGGGTTAGCATATCCATTTACAATAGAAGCACAAAATTCACCTAATGTTTTTGCAGTTGTAGCAGTTCCAGAAGCATAAGATATTGGGCTATTTAAACTAATTTTGTTAAAAACATCAAAACCTACATTAACTTCAGTAGATGTTGTTGTTGTTCTTCTAACTCTTAAACAAGCTCCAGTATAAGTGCTTTTTAATTTGCGTAAAGAATAAGCGTGATATGCAGAAGGATATGTATCTAAAATAGAAGTATATGTATTATAAAATTGATTAAACCCAATGTAACCGCTTTGAATAGTAGTTGAGCCTAATTTTACAACCGTATCTGCATTAACTGTACCTATTTCTATTGCCATAATTTATGCAGTTATAAAATATAAAGTTGTAGCACTAACAGTACCAGCAGTTACAAAAGCAGCATATTGGGCAGCAGTTACAGTAGCTATGTTTGCAGTTCCAAACGTATCCTGTCCGCTAACAGTAACACCACCTGCAGCTACAGCGGTTGATACAAAAGCAGTTGTTGCTATTTTAGTAGAATTATCTCCAGCAGTTTGCGTTACACCTATTGTTCCAGTTGGTAGTGATGGTGTTCCTGTAAAAGTTGGTGAAGCCAAAAGAGCATAACCACTTAAATCTTGGTCTCCTGTATTTGTTCCACTTGTGTTTTCTAATACTGTAAATTTAGCAGGTTTTAATAATCCAGCATTAGTAGCATCAGCTAAAGATAATGTAGCAGAACTACCTGTACTACTTGTTACTGTTCCATTTGTTGGCGAAGGAGTATATCCTAAATTAGTTGCTCCGCTATATTGTGGAATATTTAAAGTTGCACCAACCAAAGTAGATGCTCCACTTGTACCTGTTGTGGTTAATGTTATCGTATCTTGTTTGCTATTAAATGTAGTCCAATTAGCAGAAGATAAAGCACCTCTATTACTTGCAGAAGCAGTAGGTAAATTAAATGTATGTGTACTTGCACTTGAATTTATAGCAAAATCTGTTCCTGATGTTCCTACTGCAAAATTTTGAACTTGTGCTTGTAATCCATTTAAAGCAGTTAATCCAGCGGTAAATGTTGTTATTACTTCGCAAAGATGTCCATTTTGTGTATGTAGTGTAATTGTTTTACTTGAAGCATTTACATAAACTCTAATAGCTAATCTATCATTTACTGTTAATACTGTTTCAGGCACTGCTAATGCAGTGAAATAAGCATCAATAGATGTACCATTTGTTATTCCTTCAGGAGCAGCAGAACCACTTGCAATAAGTGTAAATGTAGTTCCATCGTATTTATACAATTCAGCATAAAATGAAGGTGAACCACCAGCAGAACTTGAAGAGAAGAAAAATTCTAAATTCCAATTCCCAGCTGGAATAAGTAATAATGATGGGTCTGCTACATCAGTTATAAATGAGGCTATATATCCATTTGTATTTCTATTAAAATCTGCACCTGTTCCTATTACGGGAGTCTTGCTAAATTCATAATAAGTTGTACCTCCAAAATCGCCTTGACTTGTTCCACCGTTTAAATAATAATTAACACTTGAACCACCACCACCTGCTCCACCAACAGAAGATATTTGACCTCCTGTAATTGTAATATTATTACCAGCAGTTATTATAGAGCCATCAGCTGCTAATATTTGTGATGATGTACCGCCACTTTTAACAAATGAATTAGCAGTTATAGAAGAAGTTGCAGTTACAATACCGTTTAATCTTGTTGTTCCATTTATATCTAATCTATATCCTGCATCTGTTGATTGATTTATTGCAAAATTTCCTGTTGGATAAAAATAAAATTGATTTGATGGCATTGAACCCGTAGTTCCTGTTGCAATTGTAATTCCTCCATTTATTATATGTCTAATATCAGACCTGCCTGTTCCTATATTATTAATAAATATTATTCCTGGATTTCCAGCAGGAGTACCATACACGATTGAACCAACTTCTCCACTACCATCATTTAATGTCCAAACTTGAGTACCATTATCTCTTAATGCTGTTCTTAATATATTATCTGCAAAAGCTCTAAATAAAATTTTATTAACACCCGTAAAACTTCCTGTATTAAAACTACCTTTAACATCTAATGAAACTAATGAATTATTATTTGCAGAAGAAGTTAATGCAGTAGATACAATTGCTCCTTGTATTAAATTAGATACCGCTGTTCCTGTTACTGATATTTCAACATTTCCTGTATTATTATTCTTTATATTATTCTCTGTTTTTGTCCAATAGTTTGAATCAGTAATTTTAGTATCAACTTCTCCTTTAGTATAAGTATCTACAAGTTTATTCTTTTCAGCAGTTGTATAATCATTCAAACTTGCTCCAGCTAAAGTACCATTTCCTAAAGGCACACTTGCATCTGTTCCTGTATCGCTATTAATAGTAAAATTACTTAAGGTTTGTGAAGTTGTTAAATTAGCACCACCACTTGATGAAGTAATTTGATTTATATTTACAGTCGTTAAATTTGGATTTACAGTTATTTCAACTGTTTCAGTTGTTTCGTAAACATTAATATCTATTATATCGTTTGCCATTATCGTGTTACATCATTAGTTACATAAAAATTCCCACTTATATAAGTCTTAACAGTCCCATCTGCTTTAATTAATTCAATGTCATAAATATAATTATTTGCATCAATATTAATTATTTGTTTATTAATTCTAAATAAACCACTTGCAGCAGTAGTTATAGTTATTCCTGCACTTGCAACCGATGTAAGTGATAAATATACAATTCCTCCATATTCTTTTCTTAATTGCATCCGTAATGTGCATCCGGTTAAGTTTAAATCCACCGAATTAACCAACATTTGAAAGTTTACTGCTTCAAATGAATCTCCTTTTATATGTGTAAAGTCTAAAGCCATATCTTAATCGTTTTTATATCTAAAATCTCCTGCTGCATTATCCGGAAAACTTGTAGTTTGCGGCAAAAACCAACCTCCAAAGTTAGCACTCATAAACGGAATTTGATCTCCTGTTTCTGCTAAATAGTATTCCGGAAACAAAAGATAGTTTACAATCATATAATCAATGAATTTTTGAGTATAATTTTGTGCTATTTGTCTTTGTTTTTCTACTAAATAATCAATCTCTGACTTTTCTACTCCTGTACTATTCTCTGAATTGTGCTTAAAGACTCCTTTATTAGCAATAGTATAAGAAATAAAAGGTAATATCTCCACCATTGACCATTGTATTGTCATAGGTTTTATATATTCATTTAATAAAGTTAAGTAATTACCTGTTAATGTACCGGTAACAATATCGTTATTAATCTTTTCGTATAATCTTGAACCTAAATAACTAAAGATATGCGTATCTTGTGCTATAATAACAAATTGTTTTGTCTTATCCGGATCAATATTTCCGTTTAAAACAGTCATTTGTTTCAATTCCTTATCAGTTATAAAAAGTGCTTTTGCCATAGTTATCTCATATCGTGAGGTGCTTTGTACACTCTCGGATCATTTGTTGGTAATATCTCTCCTGCTTTTCTTGCTTCAGATGGGGTTACTTTTCTTGCTAATGGTGATAATATATCTGTTCCTTTTCTTCTATATGTTTCACGAAGCCAAAAATGTTTACAAGTACCGTTAGGAAATTGCTCACTTTTCAATCCTCCTCCCTTCCATAACCAGATAGAATACGTATCAGCACCATCTAATCCAAATCCTTTATTAACCGCAATATCTCCCATTGCAATTATATCTTCTTTACGATATAACTTATTTGCATTTATCATTTTTTTGCAAAATTCTCTTTCTCCTGGTCCACCTCCTGTATATCTATATCGAGTTTTAAATAATGTTGTATCTTGTTCTGAATCTCGCCTTGGATATGCTGAACCTGTACTTGCTAAATGTTTAATTTTAGATAATAAACTTGGATTGTTTGCTTTATCAATTAATTTATCATTTTCATCTTCATTTTCATAATCTACCGGATTACTATCTACTAACTCCCATTCATTTAAATCTAAATCACTTGAATAAGCAGTTGGATCTATTTCTACTGAACTCATTTTTAATGGTGTTAAATCTTCCGGGTGCATTGCATCAACTAAAGGATTTAAAGGTTTAAAGGTTAAATCTAAAGTAACGCCATTATAAGCTAAAATCTTATCTATACCGTCACAAAATTGTTCCTGATTAGGTATTATAACATTATTATCAAATAATACAAATGCGGTCTTTAATTCGTCTGCATTAGAACTAAATCCACTTGCAGTATGAATACCAAATAACAATCCAGATGTTACCCCGTGAGATAATAATATTTTATCCCTTGCTTCAGTACTTAAATACTCATATTGACCTGCTGCATTATCTAATCCAACTGAATCAATAGTAGTTTTTTTAGTTTCATCTGAATTGAATGAAACTATTAATTTTTTACCACTTGCTCCTGTTGTTTGACTTATTACAGAATCGTTTATTGTTCTTTGTAAGTCCTCTGAAGGTACGCCATTATTGAAATTTAAAATTTTTAAAGGGGTAAATCCTGTCTCAACTAATGAAATTAAGTACTCCGATATATCTTCTTCTAATTTTGCATAAGTAATACCACCCAAATAAGATACACTACTGAAATATTTTTGACCAATTGTATAATTACCAATCATTAATATCTCAAGTGTTCTATCTCCATTACCAAAAGATGGTATTAATGTAGGAGGAAAATCTCGTAATTTATCCCAATTATCTGAATAATAATAATTCTCTATTATTCCTTCTTTATTGCATTTTTGTGGTCTTAATAAATGGACCGGCATATGCTGAACATCAACAATACTCTTTTTATTTTTAGAATAAATAACTTGTAATGCACATTGACCTAATAAATACATATCAGTTATTGCTCTTTTAGTAGTTTCTTTACTAAAAAGCATTTTCATTTGTGCATATTCATTTGGTTTTCTTCCAGCATCTCTTGCGTCTAATCCCTTACCAAATATTAATTTAACAATATTATTAATAACCTGGTTATTAGTTGTAGAGTTATTGTAACGATCTATCAAAAATTGATAGTAATCATTTTTATCTCCAAACTTAACCCAATCTTCTTGCCTATTCTCCACCGCTTTTGGAGGATTGTAAGCCTTTAATTCTATTACGTGATTATTACTCATAAAAAATTGTATCAGATGCAGCAGCGTTTACATATGCTCCATTATTAATTGTATAATCATCTGCAGTTTGATTAGTGCAGAAAATTTTATCTAAATATATTATATTACCGGATATATCTTTAACCGTAAAATTATAAAAATGATTTTCAACTAAAGTAAATACAGTAGTTGCAGTTAAATAATATTCATTACTAAAAAAAGATGGTAGTATTACAGTTTCTACTTGTGTGCTTTCATTTCTTAACGTAATGGAATATGCTTCCATATTACGAGGAATAAAAGATACTTGTTGAGCAGATGCAGATTGTAATAGTTTAATCATATATTTTAAACGTATTTTACCCTATATTGTTTCAAAAAAAAACCCCTATAATAAAATAGGGGTAATTTAAAAAAAGACTTAAAGGCTGTTCTTATGGTAAGCGATTTAAGTTCCTTGGGTGATAGTTCCACCTACTACTGTTGTAATAGCACCTGTTAAGAAATTAGCAGCGATTTTTTCCATCCCTACAAATTCGATAGTATATCCGGATAGATCACCCATTGTAGCTCCGGTAACAACTGTTCCACCTGTAGCGTCCAATCCTTGCTCCAAACCTGCAAAGAATAAATCTCCGTTGTTTGTTTCTATAATTGCTTGAGGTCTTGAATAAGCTAAAAGTTTAATTTGCTGATGACTTGCAGCACTCATTTTTTTAAGTTGCAATGCTAATTTTTGCTCAAAAAATGTTGTTCCGTTTTCACGTGAACTTGTCATAGTTTGGTCAAATGAATTTGTTCCTTTCAAATCATATTTAACTGCTGTAATTGTAGCAGAACCACTATTAGACGCAATTGCATCAGATAAAGTAGTTGTACCATATACAAAAGTAGAAGGAGTAATATATCCACTTGAAATAAAATAAACGGCTCTTAAGCCTCCTACGCTTGATTTTGTTGGCTCAAGTCTGCCGAGTGTAAACGCTTCTGCTGGCATAGTTTTATAGTTTTAAAAAGGGGACTTTTACATCCCCTAATTTATTATTAATTATCCTCCGTAAAGAACTCCTTTTGTAGCTTGACCAACATTGGAAGCTAAAGTATAGATAGCTCTAACAAATTGAGTATCTCCATCATTAACAGTTTTTCCAATTTCAAAACGGTTTACGTCATCTAACAAGTCAGTATTCCAAGATACTGCTGCTGGTCTTTGAGCATAAGCCATCAAGTTATTTGGAGTTGGACAAAACAACAATTCAACACCGTTATAGAAACATTTTGCATCATTAGATGGACCATCAAATAAGAAGTTTATTTGTTGAGCAGCACCTACTGCATTATTAGCTATTCTTGCTAATTGTTTCCAAGCTCTTGGACAATAGATAACAACCGGAGAGATTGTATCAGCCAAATTTTCTGCAGGAATAGCAGCATAAATTAAAGCCATTTGAGAAGCGATATTAGCAGAAGTTACAGTAGTACCCGTTACTTTGATATAACCACCTACTGCAGCATTATCATAAAGAACTTTTGCAAATACACCATCAACTGGTCCTGCAGTTAAAGCAGCTACTGCAGTTTGAGTTGCAGCAGTCATAGATCCTTGAGTAGAACCTGGAGTTAAAGCAGCAATTGCAGTTTTTGTAGCTGAAGTAATACCACCCCAGAATTGAGACTCTGCATCTTCTGAAACATTTGGAGCATATTGAGCTAATACAGTTGAAGCAAACTCGCTTGATTCAATGTTAAAAGCACCTGGACTCATTGAACGACCAAAACGACCTGCTCTCAAAGACTCTTGTAAAAATGTTTGTTTGTACTCTAATTTAGTAGGTGTAATAACTCTATCAGTAATGGTCATTGTACCACTATTAGATAATGCAGCACCCGTGTAAAGTTGTGCAGTTACTGAAACATTAGCTTCAGTAAAAATTGTACCTGCTTTGATGTCTGTGTTAAATGTAACATATCCATCAGCGATTGTTTTGTTAGCGAATAAAACTTCCTCAAGGATAGGTTCTACCGCTTTTCCTCTAATGTCTACCGAAGTATAAGAAATTGCCATATTTTAATTATTTTAAATTTTGTTTAATTAATCTGAATTTTTCGAGTGCAGTCATCTCTCTATTTACTGCTGGTTCTGGATTAGTTACAATTGCTTTTGCTCCTGCTTCTGCTAATTCCATTTTAATAGCTTCTAATTCTACTTTTAATGCTTTATTGTCAGCTTCCAATTTTTCAATCTCAACTTTTACTTCAGCAAAAAATGTTTCTTTAGTAATTGTATCAACTACTTTTTTAATAGCTAGAGTTTCAGCAGATGCTTCTACTTCTACTTCTGCTTCTGCTTCAGGAGCAGTTACAGGTTTTACCTCTTTGATAATTCCTTCAACTTCTACTACTACAATCATTCCGTCTGTTGTTTCGTGTTCTCCAATTGGAGCAGGAACAATTCCTTCAGATGTAACTATACCAACTGAATAATCAGGTTCAAATGATTCAGCTTCTAAAACGGTAATACCGTCTACTAAAGTCATTTGTTCTAATTTTACCTCAATTGATAAAAGTGTTTTAATTTTGTTTAATGTGTTTTTAAACTCCATTGATTAAATCTTTTATTTTGTTATACAATAATTCATCTTCAGACATTTCTAACTTTTCATTAAAAAATCCTTCGATTGAAAATCCTTTGATCTCACCAGATTTAACTTTATCTTTTATATCCGGATTGTCAATTGATATAGCAACCATCCAAGTATTAATAGGATAATCAAATCCATACATAACACTTTTATCATTTACCATATCCTCTTTAAGCCACGTTTCAACAACTGTTACTCCTTCAACTTTAGACTTGTGTTGTAAGGTAGATTCCGATTGATAACCGTTTTTCATAAATTTATGTGCAGTTTTTTGGATTGTATCGCCACTAAAAAACACCTGGTATACTTCTCCATCTCCTCCCATTCTGTCTATTTTCATATCCGGAATAAGAACCGCACCTAATAATATATTCTTTTTAGATTCAATTTCTTTAAATTCAATCTTATGCTCTTTTGATAACGCGATCCAATTTTCTTGGATAGCAGGTTGGTTTACTAAACTAATTGCAAAGACTCCATCTTGATCCTCATCCAATACTAATTCAAAAACTTTTTTACTCATAAATTTTAAACGTAAAAACCCTGTTTTTGTTTCACACTATTTTTATTTAGACTAATTCTAAATAAGCCTTTATACTCTTTTATATATATATTTTATCTTTTTTTTTAAAAAATTTAATAAAAAGGGTATACCCCCTAAAATGAAATGTCTTTTTTAGGGGGGGGGGTATAGAATTAACCAATACTTGCACTTGAAACTATGTTTCTATCTAAACTTTGTTGTGTTGTAACATCGTTAGCTACTACATAAGCCTTTATAGGTTGTTGTTGTTGATTTCCTATTGTTTGTGCTAATTGATTTGTAGAACTTGCACCTACTACGTTGAATGATGGAGCGGCAGGAGCAGCAGCACCACCACCACCACCACCACCACTTGGAGCAGAACCGCCACCTAAAGCACCTAATCCTTTTGCAGTTGCAGCAATAACAGAACCAATACTTATAGCCATTTTAGCATATAAAACTGCTGATGTACTTAATCCAAATATACCTTTTGTTGCTACTTCTTTAGATGAACCTACATTTGTATTGTTTATAATTTCAGCAATAGACAAAGCACTATTTGCAATTAAAGCAGCTTTTTGTATTCCTTTATTTTTTTCTCCTAATCCTGCTATAATACTAACTAAACCTTGTGCAGATTGTATAGCAATAGAGTTTATATTTCTTCTTGCATCTTCAGCCGCTTTTTTATCAGCAGTTATTTTATCTTCTTTAATTTTAGCGTTATCAATTTCTTTTTGATTTAAAGCATCAATAGCGTCAACTTGGTCAGATATACCTTGAAGCCTTTCTTCTTGACTTGTTTTTTCATCTAATTTATCTTGAATATCTTTATTGACTTTATCAACATTCATTTGTTGTTGATTTTTCAAAACATCATCATTAAAAGCTTTTAAAGCATCGGCTTTTTCTTTAGCTTTTGCTAATGCATCTTCTCTTTCTTTATCAGCAGCAGTTTTATTTTTATCTGATATTTCTTTATTATGATTAGTTTGCTCTTGTCTTATCTCAACATTTTGCTTTCTAATTATATTACTTTTTTCAGCATTTGCATCATTTAAGTTTTTGGTTTGTTTTACAAATTCTTCTAATGATTTTCTTGTTGTTTCTTCTTGAGATTTTATTTGTTCCTCATCAGCATCAGCTGCTTTTAAACTTGCTAAAGCATTTAAGTTTTTATGATATGTATTTTTAGCTATTTCTCTACTTGAATTTGCAAAAGCTATTTTTTCATCTATTAATTTTAATTCTAATTTTCTAATTGCATCAGTCGAAGCACCCGATGCTTTAGCCATTGCTAATTGATAATCAGAATTTGTTTGTAATGATTTAGAAGCACTATCAGCAGTTTTAGATTGATTGTTTAATGCAGTTTTATTTGCATTTATAGAAGCAGTGTTTATTTTTGCTGCTTCTGCATTTGACATAAAATAATTTGTTAAGGCAACACCACCAGCAATTAAAGCGGCAACTCCAGCTACAAGTAATCCAATTGGATTTGCAGTCATAGCAGCATTCCATAACCATTGACCAGCAGTAACTATTTTTTGAACTATTGTATATTGTCTAACAACTGCACCTAATTGCCTAAATTGGTCAACACTTTCTCCTATTGCTTGAGCGCCACTTGCAATAGCCATAGCAGATTGAACTTTTAAAATAGCTTCTTCCACTTCTTTGCTTTCGCTACCCATAACACCTAAAGCACCTGTAACAACTGCAAAACCACCAGCTACGCCTGTTAATGTTCCTGTTAATGCTTTAAATTTAGCATCAGGATTAAAGGCATCAGTTAGGGATTTAGCATCTCCAATTTTATCTTTTAATATTGCAGCACTTTTTGCAGCAGCAATAGCCTCTTTAGATGTTGCTCCAAACTTATCAGATAACGAAGCTACTTCAGCTTGTGCCTGTCTTAATTGGGATTTTAAACTACCGACTGATTTTTCAGCAGAATCTAAATTTGATTTTACTTCTAACTCTATTGTTTTCTTTTCAGCCATTTTATTTCTCTTTTGATTTGGTTAAATCCTTGTTT